GTGCAGGAACTGCTATATCCATAGGACTTGATGCAACACTTGCTGCTAAAGACATGGGCGTATTGCCAGGTCAAAAGAAAGCAGAAGACCAAGTTGGAGCAGCACCAGCTCCAGATCCTAGTAGGGATATGTATGGGAGACCGATCATCTTGAATCCACCGACTATGAAGGCATGGAAGAAGGCAGTAAATCGTGCAGCAAAAGATGGTATAAACTTGCCTATGAGTGTGTCATCTTCATATAGAAGTCCAGAACAGCAACAAGCATTGATAAATGCAGCTGAAGCGGGCGATGAGAACGCCATAAATCCTGCACCTGTAGGACAGTCACCACATGGACAAGGTTGGGCAATTGATATTGACTTCTACTCAAAAGCAAACGAATGGATGAGAGAGAAAGGTAAGAAGTTTGGGTTTGAATGGCAAGGTGAAGGAGATCCAGTACATTTTGATTATGAAAACAATGAGAAAAATGATAAGTGGTTGCAACCTGGTAAAAATAAATGGATCCCAAATATTGATCCTGTTACATCAGAAACAAAATCATCAGGTGCTGTTAAGACTGCATCTGGAACAGGTAGTGTCGTATCAGCACCATCTGGATCTGGATCAAAAGAGACTTTAAATGATGAACCAGTAACACAAGGATCAAAAGATTCATCAGGAAATGTGGTTGTTGCACCAAGAGTAGTTCCTGTTAATATGCCACCTAAAGAAGTTATAGTATATAAATGGATGGATCAACATGAGATAGACGAAGCAATAGAGTTGCAGATAGGTCCTATGGATAAAACTTCCAACTACGTTCTGAAGTACAAGTAACATGAAAGCATTACCTCCAGCTATGTCGAAACAGGGTGTTGGACTTTCCAAGTTCATCGCTAATCCTAGTGCCCTTACAAAGGCAATGGATCTTCCTGCGTCTAAACAGACCATTGATGTATCTGCAACTGATGTAACACCCAAACCAGTAGTAGCACCAAAGGCGTTACCAGCTGCAAATCTCGTACCAGACCCTGTAGCTGCATATGGTAAAGATGCTGAAGGTAATACAATATATGATAAGAAAGAAAGGATAAGACAATTCAAAGAAAATAGAGATAAAGCGAGAGGATTTGTATCACCTCCAAAAGAAGCAGGAGAGATACCAAAGGTAGATAAGTTAGAAGATGCAGGAATAGGTGAGAAAGATGTTAAAGAGAAGGTCAAGAAAGATCTAGAAGATAATCTTGAAATAGATCCTAAGATGAAGAAGGCATTTATGGATGCATTGGCACTTCCTGCTAAGTCTGCTGCTGTTGCAATGACAGATTTATTAGAGAAGATTCCTGCACCAAGTAAGGAAGCATCTAAGATATTGAATAGAAATATATCTAAGATATCTAATTCATTCAAGTTAGGTGCTGCTAGTGCTGAAGTTGCTAACGATGAAGAAGATAACGATAAGAAAGATGATAAGAAGGGAGGAAGTGTTATTGGTGGTCTTCTTGCCAAGGCAATTAATTTTGTCAGGGGTAAAATGGGTGGTGGAGACTCAGGAGGTGGTGGAGATCAACCACAACTACCATCAGCACCACAACAGAATTTATTACCAAGTGCATCGGGAGATCCTACATTTGGAAGACGTGCACCATATACAGGAACTGCTGATGGTATAGGCATGGGTGATGGCTCAGGCAGAGCTATGCAACCGATTAAGAAAACTAGATCAATGGCATCTAAGTTGTTTGGTCTAACACCTATGGGTATGGCATTCAATGCGGGTAAAGGATTACTCAAGGGTGCAAAAGGATTAGCTGGTAAGATGGGTAAGGATGGACTAGGTGGTATAGCTAAGAAAGCATTTGCTATGACACCCATGGGCATGGGTTTGAAACTTGGTATGAAAGCATTCGGTGGTATCAAAAATATATTTGCACCAAAAACTGAACAGACAACTAACCTAACTGAACTGACTGATAAAACTATACAAGAGAATAGAGAGAGTGCTGACGCCAAGACACAGAAACAAATTGATGTCGCTGCAGGAACTGGTGCTGCTGTCGCTGCAGGTGCACCAAGTCCACCACCTATGCAACAAGAGGGTGGCGAACTTGCTCAACCAAAGATCAAAAAATCTGGATACCTCGATCTCTATAACAGGACTTCTCAATTCTAATGTCAGTTAATACTCAGTCAAATTTTAATCTTTACCAATTCTTCATTGCGGACTATCCTCCCATTGGAGTTAATCAAGTGTTGTATGTAAAATACACTGAGGATATCATGTCTGCTACTATGCTTATGGAAGTACAGGTTACAGATACTGAGACTGGTTTTATATCTGAACTAACAGGTATGGAGAACGTGTTTATTCGTATTGGAGACAGTGAGGGTGCAACTGAAATTGGAGGAGACTTTGTTATATACGATATACAAGATAGAAGAAATATAGGTGGTAAATCATCTGCAGTACTGATGATGTGTAGGGTTGATTTTTTAAACAACGCTGCTAATAAAATATCACGTAGATTTGGTAAAGGTTTAGGTAAAAAAATACATGAGGTAGTGAGAAAAGAAATAATGATAGACTTGATTGGTGTTGATGAATCTAGGTTATTAAACTTTGAACCATGTGTCAATAATTTCTCATTCGTATCACCGTACTGGAATCCATTTACTGCAATAAGATGGTTAGCTACCAAGGCAATACCAGCTGCAAAAGGTAGTGGTAAGAATGCAACTGCAGGATATGCTTTCTATGAGACAAGATCAGGATATAATTTTGTTTCATACGATTCATTTGCCAGTAAAGAACCAGTAGTGAGAATGGTTGTAGGGCATGAGGGTGGAGAGTTAGAAGATGAAGAAGATACAGGTATCATTGCTTTAGACAAACTAACTATTGAAACGTCAGTTGATTTATTGAAAGGATTGAACTTAGGTTCATACTCTAGTAATGTGATGACATTAGATATAAAAGACATGAAATTTGAGCAACATCCTTTTAGCATCAATAAATATTATCAAGACGTTAGTGTAATGAACTCAAGGAGAGTACCAGAGTTTTACAAGGGATTTGATACCAACGTAACATATACTAGAATTATGTCCAAATTATCTGACTCTGCTTTGTTTACCGAAGGCACATATACACAGGGATTTACAAAGCAACTTTCACAATCCAGTTTAAGGGAAAAATTATTTTATGGTAAAAAAGTAGTTGTAGAGCTTGTTGCAGATTACTCACTAGAGATAGGTGAGGTAGTACAGTTAGATGTATATAAAGGTACGAGTGATCGAGAGCAAGACTTTGCAACCTCTGGTAAATATGTTATCGGTAGAGTTGAAAGAACATTCAAATCTAGTGAAGATAAAATGTCATCTAAAATCACATTATATACAGACTCAGATGGTGAGGAATCATAATGGAAAGTCTTGCTAATTTTATAGGTAGAGAAGGGTTCAACTGGTGGGTTGGACAGGTAGAGAATGATGGTGCAAAATTCTGGAATGCTGATCTAGATGGTGGTGCAGGAGATTTTGATTATGGAGATTGGGACTGGACTAATAAAGTTAAGGTTAGAATTATAGGATATCATACTCCAAATAGAAAAGAGTTACCTACCTCGGATCTACCATGGGCACAGGTATTGATGCCACCCATATACTCACAACGTTCTGGTATTGGATCAGTGCACCAATTACAACTTAACAGTTGGGTTGTTGGATTTTTTATGGATGGTACATCTGCACAGATTCCTATTGTCATGGGAACAATCAGTGATGAGAATCCTACTAGCAGTTATGGCGTAGCTGGTGGTAAAGAAGAAGGATTTGCAAGACTAGCATCAACTGACTATAAAAGGCGTGACCATACTGGTGATGGTAGTTCTGCAGCTAATACTGGTAGTACAGTTCAAACTAATGAAGAGACAGGTGTAGATGAAGCACCAACTAATAATGCAGGACATAAAACAGAAGAGGGAACAGAAGATAGTAAAAACGAACGTGGTGCAGCAAAAGAACAGAGTGAAAAGCAAAAGTTAGCAGACGAGAAACAAAAGGTAACAGTCCATGTTGGTAATGGTAAATGTGGATCAGAAACTGCTACTAAATTAGAAGCACCAATGGCAGAGTTTATGAAGTTTGCTCGTGGTATAGAGAAGAATGATATCAATCAATTTGTTAATAAATTAGATGGTGCTGTCGTTGATTTAGACTACGAAATTAATCTAGTACAACAACGCATA